GCTGCGCCAACAGCAGTGACCCAAGCAGAGCCGGTCGAGATGACGAGGCAGAACTCGTTGTTGCCAGCGCCGTTGTCGTTGATGAGGCGAACCTGACCAGCGTTGCCAGCGGCAGCGGCAGGCAGAGCAGACGTCGCGATGGCGGTGAGCTTCACGAAGCTGGTGACGGTCACATCGCCTGCGACGTTTCCGGTGACGTCACCAGAGACGTTCCCGGTGACGGAGCCAACGAAGCCGTTGGTCGAGGTCACGGGACCTGAGAAGGTTGTGGAAGCCATGGTAGTACCCCTTGCACAAGGATTCGCCGCGCAGTCTGTGCATCGTCAGGTCGGGCGTCCTGTCTGCGTGGCTGATGTTACCCTGCGCGCAGTGTACACGTCGTGGAGCAAAAAAGAAAGGCCCACCGAAGTGGACCTTTCACTACATACCCGGGGGGTATGTAGGGGGTTATGCGCCCGGCGAGGCGTACATGGCCAGCGGGTCCGACACGCCGAACGAGTAGCGCTCGCGGGCCTTGTAGCGGACGTTGCCGGTGTCGAAATCGCCGTCCATCGAGGTGGACATCGCGACGCGGACGAAGTGCTTCAAACCGTTCGGGATGTCGGTGGTGAGGTACCACGCGTCATTGTCCGTCAGGTAGTGGTTCACTGCGTAACCGCCCGGGATCGAGCCGTTCGACTTGAGGGCGTTGAGATCGTTATCGGCGGTGCCGACGCGGAGCTCAGTTTCCAGCAGACGAGTAGCGACGAACATCAGCGACGGCGGAACAATCAGCTTGCGCGGACGGGCAGCGATCAGCAGACCGCGTTCGTCTTTGTAAGCTGCGATGTCGATCACAGCCTGTTCCAGCGAGGTTTCGTTGAGGTCGGCGTCAACCGAAGGACGGTTGGAGTTGGTGCCGCCAGCAACGGTCGGGTGCGCCGTGTTGAACAGGGTCACACCGTCGCCCGATTGGAACGTGGTGAAACCGGTGTTCAGCAGCGAAGCTGCCTTGACCTGCTTGGTGTACGCCATAGCGCGAGCCAGCGCTTTGGTGTAACGAGCCGAGAGCGAGTCGTACAGGTTGTCTTCCATGGCTTCCTCGGTGATCGAGAAGCCCATGGCCACCGTCTCGTGATTGTAACGAGCGGTGAACGATTCCTGTGCGTTGTCATACGAGATGGCAGAGCCTTCCGGTTTCACCGGTGCTGCGCCAAAACCGGACAACTTGACTTCCTCTTCGAACGAACGTTCGGAGCTTTCAGTCTCGTAAATCTCGGCATGCTCGTTTTCGTACTTGGCGTACTCAAGACCGAACAGGGCGTTGAGGCCCGGAAGCAGTTCTTTAAGGGCCTGTGCGCGTGAAATAGCCATCTGTCAGCCCTCCTTACACGCCAACAGCAGCGGTCAGCTGCGTGTAGTTAAGTTTCACGACCAGCAGCGGGAACGAAGTACCAGCTTCGCCACCACGGGGGCCACCGACGTAGTCGATGATTCGCAGCGGGAGGTTGGCATCGGTGCCGATGGTGGACGCATCGAGTGCGACGCGCGAGGCTTTGAACGTGGTGTTCACCGCACCCTGAACAATCGCGGCGTTCTTGCCGTAGATGTCCAGCGAGTTGGTGATGGCCTCGTCAGCCTGCACAACGTACAGGGCCTGCGGGTCATCCACGACGAACGCGAGCGCGTCCGAAGCAACGGTGCCGGTCGGCCACATGTTGCTGAACGTGATCTGCCCAGTCGAGGGGTCGGTGTACGAGCAGCCGACAAACACGCCGAGCATTGCGATATCGGTCGAAGTGTCGCCGGTAGCGGTCTGCTTGGTGATCGTGGTCGAAGTGCCGTTGTCAACGAGGTTGACGATATCTCCGGCGGCAATGTTGACGGCGAGACCCGACGCGATGGGGTACTGGCGGAAAACCTCCAGCGAGCCATTGTCGAGACGGCCAGTCACACGCAGACCGAAGGGAGCATTGACGGAACCCATGGGTTCTCTCCTTCATCTACAGAGTTGTGTTCACGGCAATCACTTGCCGAACGATGTTTTTGTTGAACGCTCGGGCCGAAGCACGGGCATACGCGGGTCGTTCTCACGCATGAAATTGCGGTCAACTGCGTCGATCTGGTTTTGAGCCATCTCGAGTTGGCCTTCCACGCGCGCGTCCGCGTCTTCAACCGGAATGCTGCAGAGCAGCAATCCACCAACTTCGACGTTGCCTTTAAAGCGCGAGTCGAGGTCGGACATAATTTGCAGCTCAGGATAATCCTCCGCCCTTACAGGCGTGTAGCCCTCTCGGAACCGAGACGACACGTTCGTCATGTCTGCGTTACCCATTGTGGAGGTGCGAATCCACCGGAACTTGATGCCCGGACGGTCTTCGGGGGTAGGCAACATGGACTGCCGCTTCCACGTTTTTTTGCGCGGACTCGTGTTTTCGCGAGTCTCGAGAGTACGTGGGGTCCGATCAGCCATTTGTCATATCCTTTAGCTTTTGCGCCGCGAACACCTTGAGAGGTACACCAAGACGCTTGGCGAGAGCGGCCTCAGTGGAGGTTAGCACGACCTTGCGTGGGGCTTTCGTGCTGCGAGCAGCAGGGGCGACCACGGGGCCAGTCTGACGGCGAGGTGCTTTTTCCTCAATTTGCCCGTCGTCAAACCTATCGGGGAACGTGCGGCGAACCGCATCGTCTATCTTAGAATAGTACAAATCGCTCGCCGGATCAATTCCCTGACCAACGAGGTCCTCGTGGAGGCCCATGGCAAAACCTGTCATGGCCTTGTCCTTCATGAACCACGCGTTCTTCTCAGCCCATTTCATGGCCCGATCATCAGGTTTTGCCACCTGCGGAGCCGCTTGCTGCGGTGCCCGCGATTGGGTCTGAGCGTTCACTTCTGCGGCGCGAGGCTTGTAGGCCTCGACGCGCTGATGCTCCGACTGGAGACGGATCATCTTTTCCTGAGCAGCCAGCACAGCATCAGCGTCACCGCTCTCGTAGGCCGACTTATACTCCTTGCGCGCGGCATCCAGCTCGCTCGCAACCCGGGCTTTGGTCTGCGACACGAGCACAGTCTCACCCTCGGCATAGGCCTTGCGGAGCGACTCGTTCTCTTTGCGGACCTTCTCAGCGTAGCTGATGGCCTCTTCGCGCAGACGTGCCGCCTCCTCCTTCGCGCGCCGTTCGGCGTGGAAGTCGAATTTCAGCTTGTTGATGCGCTTCTTGACACTGTCGGAGTACCCCTCAAGGTCATCGTCGTCAGCGCCAGCTTTCAGGGCAGGCTCAGACTCAGCGGCCTTCGGCTTGCCTTGGTCCTGCGCGGGTGTGTCGTCTTGGACTTCGATCTCCAGATCGTCTTCGCCGTCCAGTTCTACTTCGATGTTCTCGCTCATGCTCTGCTATACCCCCGTGGGTCTTCGACAACGGCCTCGACCGTGTCATCGTTAATCAGACGGAACTCCTTGCCCATGACCTTGAAGCGGGTGCCAGAGTAGGACCGGAAGATGATGAAATCGCCTTCCTTGCACCAAGGGCCGGACGGGAACTTGTTCGCATCGCTGTAGGCCTCGGGGCCCGCTTTGATGACGAAACCGATGACGGATGCCGTCTCCTCAGCCTTTTTTAGCTGATCTGGCATGTACACGCCACCTTCGGTTTTCTCGCTGACTTCGGGGACTGCAATCAGCAGTCTGTAACCGGAGGGCTCAGGCAGCTTCGCTTTGAGCTCCTCGTCCTCCACTTTGTTAGCCGTATACATGGTATCTCCTGCAGTGATTCAGGCTCACAGCGCCTTGCGCGGGACATCCGCGTAGCTCAAAGAAGTACAGCGGAGTGTATCAGTCCGCAATAAATCTTTTCTCTAGGTCCTTAATGTCGTCCTCCATGCGCTGGAGAGCGGTGTACTCTCCAGTGGCACGACAATAGTCCTCGTAAGACTTGGCCCCGCCGTTAGCGAGGTGCTCCATCAGGCGCACCCGCTGCTCGGTGATACCGCGGAGGAGAAGGGCGAAGACGGTGTCCTCCATCATTCACCCCCACCGCCGCTACGTACTTGCCGCTCTTGGAGCACCCGTGCTGCCTCGACAGCGAGGCGCGTGCCATCCAGCTGAGCCTTGATGTTCTCGCGTGCGGAGTCCGTAGCGATCTTTGCCATGGTGTTTGCCGCGGCGCGGTCGTTCTCGCTCTCGACACGTTCTTGCTGGATGACGAGGTTCCCAGCCTGATTCGCGGCGCTGACCTGCAGCTTCTTGTTGTCGATGTCGATCTTGTGGTCCAGCTCGCGCTCTTTGAGCTCGATCTCCTTCATCTGGATGATC